TCAGCTAGAGCAAGCTGGCTATGGACGACTAGAGGTCAAATCAAGGGGTATGATACTGCACTATCAAGAGCCAAAAGAATTAGAAACTTTTGAGATAGAAGATGAATCCCTAGAATACCAATCAGAGATAAAAGAAGAAATTGTCCAGGCTCCCACTCCCACACCAAAACCCGAACCAGTTTCTGACACTGAGATAGTAGAAGTTGAATCAGGGCCAGTCGATGAGTTATCGGCCGATGGTGTCCATATCGATAGCCTCCCTGATCTTGAAAAAGAAACCGTATTAATACGAACGGCTGCATCTGTAGAGATAGGGGAGCGAATTATCCCACCGAGAGCAGTCGGGAAAGTTACAGAAGTAACTTTTGATAATCAATGGCTTTTGAGGGTAGAAACTGTTTTAAATGGGTCTGTAATTACTTTTACAATTCCATTTTCTGATTGCTATTTGCAGGATATAAGCACCTGATAGGATTGACAATTTTAGGAGTCCCTGATAGGATTGAAGTGCTAGAGTAGCTTGGTAGCTAAAGGCTGAAACGGAGCCTTCAACCGAAAAGGGACTTAATGCAAAAAATAAAGTTATTTTTTGTTTTAAAACTGAAATTTGCGAATCCACCGAACTTGGCAAAGATTGAGTGAGGGAAGGGCGTTTCGTCAGGAGTAGATTTAATTAAGTTTTGCGGGTTCGATTCCCGTCTGGGGACTATGATCGGACAATATATTCCTTCCCGATACCCTGAAAAGATTTATCGTGTTAATTCCTATGGTCAAATTTTCCCTCGGTGTAAACCATTGGGGATTATTAAGACTGCCATAGGAATCTACTATCACTTTGAATCAATTGATCGCCTCACAAAAGGAGAACATTTTTACTGTTTTAGAAAAGAAGATTTTCAAGAAATCTCTTGACAATTCTAGCAGAATGATATAAGATTTAAGTAATCAATTAAGGGGGAATCATGAAGCTTATTGCAAATATGAGCACTGCTAAAATTAGTTATTACGCTAATTTTTATGCTGGACAATATCGAAGTTCTAAAAAAGAATCTGGAGAAAATATACAAATAAAACGTGACGTTTTATACTCTAAAATTCGGGAGTACAACAAAGTTTTAGAACAGCGTGGACTTGAAAAAGTAAAGGTGTAAGTGTAAAATGACAACAAACTCAAAAAAGCGACTATATTGTGTAATTTTTTGGCTAACGATTTTGGCTTATTTAGTAATTATATCGGCTTTATTATTAGATGCGAACAAAGCCTATAAAGACTACAAAGTTAATTTGAGCCTATTGTACGGTATTGTTTAAAAAAGTAAAGGTGTGATTATGGAAAAAGAAACTAAAAAAGCATGGGCTAAATTATCAAGTCAGGATGACATTGATAAGAACAAAGGACTTATCAGAGGGACGGATGAGCAAGAGTCTGCCAAAAGACTTAAAGCGCATTTAGATTACTGCAAAAGACACCTAAAGGATTGGAAACAATGAGATACACGATCAGGACAATAGATAGAGAAAATAAGCCTTGCAAGATTAAAACTTCTATGCACGAAAGCCATTTAATGGCTTATTTAGACGCTTTAAGCCGCAACAGTCATCATGGTATCGTAGTAAAGGAATCAGTAGGTATTTCTTAGTAAATTTACCCAACAGGAGTAACACATGAACACATGGCAAATAGCGGAAAAGTTATTTAATTTCTGTAAAGAAAAATACCCAGATTTAGACTGGAATTTTGATTTTACAGATAATCGCTACGAAATCATTCAATGCTTAACTTTTTCTAATGGCAGCATAGAGATTAGATACGGTTTTTGTACGGGATTAGACAGACAACTTAAGTGTGTTCAGTGGCAAGATAACCAAATAGGAAGGTTTAAAATTTGGATAAATCCTCCTACTGAGTTCTGTCATGATCGGTATGAAGACACTATAGTTTTTGAGAATCTTGCCTATTATAGACATGAGCTATGGAGTGCAGAAAATTGGAAATTAGTTAGTCAATACCAAAAAATAATGCTAGATATTTTCACTTTCATTTTTGATGAAGTTAAAAATATCTAGCATTACTAGACAGATATTTTGTCTAGTAACTTTACCCAACAGGAGTAACAAATGGACATAAAACAAGTAACAGGGAAAATATTAGAATTCTGTCACAGAAGTTATCCAAATTTAAGATGGAATCTTGACTCTGAAAATAATATAATTCAGTGTTCACTTTTTCCTAATGAATTAATAATAGAGGTTTTTCTGGATAATCCGCTTAAGCGTATTTCATGCGAAGCGTATCATGTAGGCGCGTTTGAATTATGGATAAACCCTGACGATAGAGACAATAACTATTCTTATGAGAATCAAATAGCATTTGATTATATTAGAAAGTCAAAATCTGATTATTTTGATAACAAATACAGAGAAACTCGAAAAGTAATGCTAGACATTTTCACTTTCATTCTCGATGAGATTCAAGAGTAAATAGGAGCAACACATGGACACGCAGTTAGTAGCGGAAAAACTATTTAAGTTTTGTAAAGAAAAATACCCAGATTTAAAATGGATATTCCACAAACTTAATTACGATCAATACCATCAAACTATTCAGGGAGTAACTGATTTAACCGATTCGCCTGAAATAGAAATGCTATTAAAAGTTGGTGACAGTGGTTCAGTCGATGAATACAGTGAATACAGTGAAGGCTTGTATGTAAAAGGATGGTGTGCTTTAAATTCATTAGATTGGGTTGGCGAGTTTATAGTCTTACTAAATTTATGAGTTTTGTTTTTACACAGAGACTGTTGATGAGTGGAATGAAAAAAATGGCTATTGTGCAAACAAATCCAAAAAATAAAGTTAAAAATATTTAACATTATTCTCGATGAAATCCAAGAGTAAAAGCATTACTAAGAGTTAAAACAATGGCGACAAACAAAGAGTTCAAACTTATACCTAAAGGAACGTATCTAGCTAAGGTAATTGAAGTTATCGATAATTTTAAAGTAGTAATAAACCGTGGTAAATTAAATTGTATCCGAATAGATACTTCTCATCTAGTTTATTCGATTACAAACAAGCCAATATATGACCCGATAACTAGCGACTTCATTGGTCATCGTATTCTTTATAAAGGGTCAGGAATGATTATTTCTGTTGAAGAAAATACCTCTATTATTCAAGCTTGCAATAATTCTCGATACGACTGCAAGGAATTTGTCAATGTTTGTGTCGGCGATTTAGTTATTTGTATTTGAGGTAATAACAATGGAACTATTAAAAAAAGCGTCACTTAAAGAAATCAGAGATTTCTTTAAAAAAACTTTTGAGCAGATGAGTATCTCCGAATACGATACAGTGGACATCTCAGAGTGGGATACAGTCGCAGACGGCAAATGTATTCGTTTAATAGGAACTTTGGTAATTAAAGAAGATTATCTTTACAAAACTTATGGTAAGTTAATAAAAAACAAAAAGTATGAAGTTTTGATTGAATGTCGAGAAATTTCGACTGAATATCAATTGATAAACAAATGCTTTGAAAAAATCACAATAGAAGGTACGTTAGGCGGGTCTTTGGTTGTCCTGCATTGGAACTACAGTCTCGACAGAAACAATGAAACTTCAAGATATAATCTTTATCCAAGCGGAAACAAAGAAGAGTTCAATATTTTGATTCCAGAAGCAACAAAAATAATGGAAACTATCATAGGCTTTATTAAAACAATTGAGATCAAGGATTAATACTAATGAACAAAATAGAAGCATTAAAACAAATTGAGGTTTTTTGTAGAGAAACTTTTAGCCATTCTGAGTAATTAGAATGGCTAATAAAGACAGAAGACGGATTTTCCTATCTACAGGGAACACTGGAAATTTTTTGTCAAAGTCTAACTCAATGTCAATACAGGGTATGGATTGAGTTTCAAAATAAATATTCTAAAAAATTAATAGTTACAGTAGAAGCTTGTTTAGCTTTAGAGTATAATTCTGTACCTTATCTTAGTTGGGTTGAAATAAAATCAAACAGGAAAAAAATACAGGG